TCAACTGGGGTTTCAGAGGCATCAACTTTCACTGGGACAAGATAAGAAACTACACTTGGCAAGAAATACCAGGACAACTTCATATCGTCAGGCAAAGTGAAATACAAACTATGCTAGACATCCCATATGCCTACTACTTAACTAAATAAGAAAAAAGTACTGTCTATAATGGCGTCCGAATCAACTACAAAACCATTCGTTGTAGATAGGGGAACAAGTGGTGGTAAGTCTTTTTATAACGTTGACGTAACCACTCTTGCGAATAGTGGTGCTGAGAGAGAACTTTATAGAACAGATGCATCTGGAAATAACAGAGTTCTAATTCAGAGAGTAAGAGTAGATAAAGATGGAAAAATTACATCTGATGATATAACTTCCAATGCAACTGTTGATGAGAAAAGAGATCTGACAAAAGTAAGTTCTACCCTTAAAACTGGTATTAAGACAGCAGTCAATTCAGTTAAAGATGATTTAGTTGCAAATAATATTGATGGCACATCAGCAAGCACTATTGAAAAAACTGCATTTGGATCAGGAAATGAGGCTATTAATATAGAAAGAGGTTTAACCGCAGGAGAACCAGTTAATGCAAATTTTGATCTAGATCCAAATTCATTTGATATTACAGTAAGTGATAGAAAAACAAACTATGAAAACTTATTCTATCCTCAAGATATAGCAACCACAGGACAGGATAGAATAAAATTCACGATGTTCTTCCAAAGTGGGAGAAGTGTTGGTTTTGATTTAGAAAGAGGGGACAACCCTTTATCACTTGGTACAAGAACGATCACAAATATTTCAGGTTCTGTAACTCTACCCATTCAAGGAGACATCAAAGATACAAATTCTGTCGAATATGATAGGGCTGCTCTCGATCCAATACGAGGTGGTTTAGCATCTGTGGCATTAAATCCGCAGGCGGCAGCTAAAGCGATAGCTGGTGTAATAAACTCACCAAACAAGTTGACTGATGCGTTGAGCACTCAAGAAGGTAGTAATATTTTTAATGCTTTGAAAGTTTTCTTAGCACAATCTGCTATTGGAGGAAGTAGTTTAATACCAAGGGTTACAGGTGCCATTCTAAACCCTAACATCGAACTGTTACTTAAGGCACCAACACTTAGAACGTTTCAGTTCTCGTTTAATATGTCTGCTAGAGATGAGGATGAAGCGAGACAGATAAGAAAAATTATTAGGTTCTTCAAACAGGGAATGTCTGTCAAAAGATCAAACACATCTTTGTTCATCGTAACACCTAACTTGTTTAAGATACAATATCTTGCTGGAAATGATGAGGGTGGTTTTAGAGATCATCCATCTATTGGTAAGATAAAAAATTGTGCGCTCAGTTCCATAAATACACAATATACTCCTGACGGGACTTACATGACATATGATGATGATGCAAGAACAATGACATCATATTCAATAAACATGACATTTACTGAACTCGAACCCCTCACTGAGACAGATTATATTCAAGATGTTGCTAGAGACGACGAGATAGGATTCTAATGGCAAGTTACTTTAGACAAGTTCCAGAGTTTGATTACATCAACAGAACTGATGATGGAAAAAACATTGGAGACTACACCACAGTAAAAAACCTTTTCAAACGGGTTAAGTTACGTCAAGACATTCTTGAGAATGTTGCGTACTTTACAGAGTATAAGGTACAAGGCGACGACCGTCCAGACAATGTAGCGTTTGAAATATATGGTGATGAAACTTTTGACTGGTTGGTGCTGCTTTCAAATAATATAGTCAACATTCAAAGCGAATGGCCTATGACTAATGCTGCCTTTAATGACTTTCTGATCAAAAAATATGGTTCTTATGAAGCGATAGAAGGCATCCATCATTATGAAAGTCAAGAAGTAAAAAATAATGCAGGTGATGTATTGATTCCAAAAGGCATTGATGTCCCTGCTGATTATAAAGTAGAATATTATGAACAAAGCACAGGACAATATGTAACCAAGTTCAACATCGCTGATGCAGTTACTAACTATACTTACGAAATAAGAAAAGAAGAAAAGAAAAGAAACATCTACTTACTTAAGACAGACTATGTTGAACTTGTCTTAAATGAAATTGAAGAGTTGATGCCATATAAAAAAGGTTCTGCTCAGTATGTGAACAGAACCTTGAAGAGAGGCGAAGATATTAGACTATTTAATTAACTCTCTGCCAGTTTCTGGAAGTAAGAGA